CCCCATAGGTGGTGTTAAAAAAATCCACTAGGGCTTTAAACGTTTCAAAACTGTGATTCACCCTTCTAATCTCCTTTGTTGAGTCTCCAATGATCCTCATTATCCAAATTTTTCCTTCGCCTAATCTAACATCAAACTGTATTGTATCTTCTGGAAGGAGTTGATAGTCCTTGAATGTTGACAATAAAAATCCTGCCGTGTTCCTAAACTCAATCATTTGTTATCACCATGTTTTACTAGAACTAGTAACGTATATATACGTTACTATACACGAAAAGGATATATACTATTGATTGTATTCAACTATGGTGTTTATCGTGCCAGAAACAAAAGTATGGTATGCCGGAAAACAATGCGGCTTTGTTGCCGCAATAGAAGACCTGGACGAGGCCCAGGAAGTTTTGGACAGCTACAGAAAGGGTGGAGTTGCTGCATGCGCCATTCACAAGAGGGGCATTGCAAGAATCTATGTGGAGGGGTGCTAAATGGCCCAATGTCCACACTGTGGAAGCGAGTGGATGACTGAAAAGCTCCGTGATGCACATGCAAGAGTTTGTAGATTTGGTCATGTTTCTAACGAGTATGAAACAAGGCTCAACGAATTCAAGGCGAAAGCTGGGAAGTGCTAAAAATGACTTTTAATTTTCCTAAATTTCCTTTTGACGAGTATTTCCCCGAAGGAGATGATGAAGATCCTGAAGAAAATGGATTTATCAACTATGTGAAAAAAAGGTGGGCAGAGGAGGCTGATGCGTAATGTGCATGAGTGAATTGGATAGGCAAGTTGCAGCACTGGACCGTATGGACAGGGACGAACTCCGAACAGCTTGCGAGGAGCAGATTATGGAGAATGTGGCCCTAAAAAGAGCGCTTGATGTTGCAAAGGCAGAACTTACCGATGTTAGGCTTGTAAAAAACGACTACGCCAAAATTGCACTTGGTGGCCTTGTGAAAGTGCATGCAAAGGAGAATATACCATGAAGAAATGTATTCCTTATTTTCCCTTCGATGAATATTTTGGCACTGACGAAGAAGATGAAGATCCTGAAGAAAATGGATTTAGCAACTATGTGAAGAAAAGATGGGCAGAGGAGGCTGATGCATGATGGAGAAAGGAGAATTCAACTCACTTGATGACCTTGTTCCCGGGGAAGAAATCCTGAAATACAAATGGTATTTTCCCTCGCATGAAAAAGGTGAAAAAGTTTTTGTTGAAGCCGGCTATTATGACTTGAATCAGATTGTTGAACTCTTGAGGAAGTTCAGAAACGACCCCGTTGCAATTCACTATATTGCCGACATGCTTGAAATTTAATTTTTTTAATATTTTTAGAAAAGATATATAAATTTTTTTGACACTTTATAGTATTTCATCTGGTGAATAAAACTGGAGTATTGATATGACGTTTTTTCGACAAAATTAATCCCATTGCGCTGACAAAACAGATCGGCGCAATGAAATCCCAGATCGAAACACTTCAAAAACAGATGTATATAACAGGTAGCAACGGCAGTTTATATCTCACTGAAAGAACGGACCCTATTTTTGAAGAAATTACAAAGGAACAGATCTTTCAATATTGCCAAAGATCCCCACTGGTGCAATCGGTGCATAATGCAATTATCAGGGAAATCACAAATACCCCTTGGATGATAAAGCCTCTTTTCAATTACAAGTGTATTGTCTGTGAGGAAACTTACGATCAAAAACCTGAATCTGGCAAGTGTACTTGTGGGGGAAATCTTGTTGAGCCAGATCCTGCACAAAAGAAAGTATTTACCCAATTCATTGACAATCCAAGTCCCGAAGTGGATCTATACGAGATAATTAGATCATACCTGAAGTGGGTACTCTCTATTGATGATGGATATATTTCTGTTAGTTATATTGGGCGAAACAAATCTGGAAAGATGATCCTTTCCAAAAAGCCTTTGGGATTGTTCGTCGAAAATGGATTGCATCTCAAAAAGATTAGGCCAGAAGACAATGAATACGGATATTTCTGTCCAATCTGTAATCTTGAGGAAGAAGAAGATATTGTTTCAAAAGAGCCGGAGATCTGCACAAAACACAAAATCCCACTCTGGGAAACTGCTTATGCTCTAGTATCGGGTATTAATATCACAAGGCGCTATTCAAAGAAAGAGATAATTGAAGGCCATTTTAATAGGATTCTTCCAGATGAATATGGTACTCCGATACTCAATTCATGCTTGGATCAAGTCAAGGTAACAAAGCAAATAGATCTATTCAATCTTGGTAATTTTGAGGAAGGAAAACTTGGGAAGATCTTCGCATTTAGTGGAACAACCCAAGCTGAAGTTGAATCAATAGGCAACAGGGTCAAAGAAATACAAGATGCTGCTAGAAAACTCAAAAAGAAAATCACGAACATGTGGTTGGCCTCTCCAGGAGATCTAAAAGTTACTGATGTCCTTGATGATCCTTCCAAGTTGGAGGCCATCGAGTGGCACAAATACTACCGCGATTTAGTCTTTTCATGTCACGGCGTAATGCCAGTTTTTGCAGGGTCTGTTGAGAGCGGGAAGGCCGGAAACAATCCAGGACTCCAAATAGAGGTCCAGCATGACACGACAAAAGCTTGGATGAAAGTTGTAACTGAGCCAGTGAACACCGTTTTGATGGAGCAGCTTGGCATAACTGATTGGTATTTTGACTTTGAAGAAGTTGAAATTGCCGATGATCGTGAAGACGCAGAGATAGAAAAGATTAGGGCCGAAACAGTTGCAATTTATGCACATGCTGGTTATGAAGTCGAATTTAATGATGATGGCACTTTGAAGCCCCCAAAAAAAATTGAAAAGGAGCCGGAAGATCCAAAAAAAGATGCTAATTCCCAATTAGCAGAATATGAGGAAAATACTAATTCTAAATTAGCAAAATCACAAAGGCAATGGCATGCATATATCCCTGATAACTTCATGGATGAGCCTGAAAAAATTATGGCTGCTGTTGCAAAAAGATATGAACAAAATATTAACAATGTTTTTGAAACTTATAATATTCATGCAGACCGGAGCAGATTGATCCAAGAGATTGAATCTGAAGTTGTTGACACGGCAAAAGCACTTGATGTTACCCTCCGGCATTATTTATTCCCTTTGTATCTTGAATCTTATCGTAAGATCACAAGCGAATATACAAAGCTGTTCCAAAAAGCTGCATTAGATAGCCCCGATCCTTATGCTTTGGCCCACATGCAAGAGTTTATGGGAAAGTATGAAACACCTTATTTCAAGTCTTGGAGTGATAGGGAAAAGGCGAAGATCTTCCAGATCATCGATGAAGAAGCTGCAAGAGGCTACAATTGGCAGACCGTTTCTCGTAGGCTCAAAAAGTATTTCCAGACCAGGGATAGCTATTATTGGAAGATGGTAGCCCGAACTGAAGGAACAAGGATCTTCATTGAAGCCGGAACAGAAGCTGCAAAAGAACTTGGTGCTATTGAAAAGCGTTGGATCTTCCAGGACGATGGCCTAAACTGTGAGCATTGCGCCGAGGCCTTCCTGGAGGGGTGGATACCAATTGACGATATCCCTCAAGCCGGCCAAAATATTCCCTTGCATCCGCATTGTAGGTGTTATTATGAATTTAGAACACAAAGCATGAAGGATGAAGGGTGGGACGCAAGAGAAGATATCAAAATCCGTGAAACACAATACGCTGAATCTGAAAGACCTTGGGATGCTATCAACGCCGAGCAAAGGAAGGATTTCACAGAAGAGTTTCAAAATGCGCTCTGGGAATATTCTTCAACTTCTTATTATGTCAACACTATATTGAGGCACCCATTAGATTACGCAAAGAGAATCACTTATACAAGCGTAATTGAGAGGACTAAAAAAGTCATTGAAGCAATGAGGAGACTATTCAACCTTCCTGGCAACACCATAAATGAAGATGATGTTATACTATGGAGGGGATTGCAAGAGAAGGATATCTTAGAGCATATTTTAGATCCAGATGATCCTGAACTAAAGGATATTTTCGATGACAAAGGATTTATCAGCACAAGCAAAGACACTAAAGTTGCACTTGGCTTTGGCCATGCATATATGGATTATGATGATAACAGTATCACATTACTAAAAATTCACGTTCCAAGGGGGACAAAAGTCATATTTATTGGTAATTCATATGCATATACACAAAGCGAAGTTATATTGCAAGATGGCTCAATGTTTCATATTAACAACGTTAGCACAAGACCTCCAACTGCAGATGAAATCAAGTTCTTATATGACGATGGGTTGGATATGGAAACGGCAAGAAATTTAAAGATTAAAATATATGATGTTGATTACTTGGGGAGCATGCATGATTGAAGAAACAGATCCAAATAACAGGTTTGTTGCCGGTGAAGGCATTACAAGAGGGATTAATCTATGCCTTATGTGTACCCATTACCGCAAAGACAAAAAGTGTAATGCTTTCCCTGAAGGCATACCCCATGAAATATGGGTGTTACAAGTATTCCACACAAAGCCATACCCTGGCGATAATGGCATAAAATACAAACCTTTGCCAGAGTATGATAATTCAAATGAAGCATTAGGAATATGATAGATTTCAAACTTGATATCCAGACGGAGCCTATAAAGACTATTTTGGCAAAGGCCCCCCCTGAATTTAGAGATATAATCAATGCTGAGTTTGCAGATTGGGCGCTAAAAACAGTAAATAAGGCCAAGGCAAGAGCGCCTTACCAAACTGGAAATCTAAAACAATCTACCTTCCCAAAGAAAGAAACAGATTTCAAAATAACAGTATTTACAGATACAACGACACTGCCTAATCCAGTCACCGGTGAAGTTGCAAATGTTGAGTACGCAAAATATGTTGAGCCCCCTCCGCTTGGTGTTGAAATGACAAGGCCAATGAAGCGGACCATGTTCTTGTATAATTCTGCAATGGAAGAACTTGAAATGATGACCAAGCGACTCCAAACTAAATTATTGAATTATTTTGATAAGAAGGGATAACTATGTTCACTTTTGAAGGCGAGTTTGCAAAGATTGATAACAGCAACAAAAAAGAAGTGTATATTTTTGGACCCGCCTCTATGGAAATACTGGATACACAAGGCGATATTGTAAAGATTGATGCGGTCAGGAAGGCCTTACCTCAGCTATTGAGGAGGGCGAGACTCACTGTGGATCATTCTGATCACATTGTTGGCGAAATACTTGAAGCTACAGAAGTCAATGGCACGCTATTCAAAACTGAAGTCAGGCTGCCTTACCCTCATGAACTTGTGAAGTATCCTGGATTAGTTGAAAACAAAGAGGCGCTTTTTGTCCTTGCAAAAATATGGGACGATACCGAGTATTGCACCCGTATGATAAAGAAGATCAAGCAAGGCCAATACAAGAATTATTCTATCACAGGAAATATTCTTGCTGCAAGGCCATGCACAAAAGAAGAGTATTGTGGGAGATTAGTTTCCGATATCAATCTCTCAGCAGTTACAATTTGCCAAAAAGGAGCCAATCCTGCGGCACAATTTGAAATTATCAAACGAGATGATAAAATGACCGAAGAAAAACCTATTGAAAAGATAGATGAAAAAGTTCCCGTTCCTGAATTCCTCACAAAAGCAGATTTTGAGGCATACAAGGACGAGACCTTTGCAAAGATAAACGAACTTACAGTGCTTATGAAAAAGCAGTTCGAAAGAAAAGAAGAAGATCCAAAGATCGAAAAAGAGGCCAAGAAACCTGAAGAAAAAAAGCCCGAAGGTATCACGGTCGATATGACAAAGATGAAGGACGAAATCAGGGAAGAACTCAAAGCAGAGTTTACCGCAGTCCAGAAGTCAAAAGATGTTGAGGTAAAAGAGCCAACAACTGAAGAGCTTACCGCAACACTTGCAAAAATTGAGCTAAGGTGAAAAATATGACAGCACCATTTTTTAAAAGTTATGAGGCAATGTTAGATTATTATTACTGGCAACCACTCAAGGATTCTGGCTTTGATGTCAAAGTCCTCCAGAAAACAAAGAGCATGAGTGAACTTGATGAGGAGATAGACAACTTCCTTATACAGAAAGAAGACGCCCCAATTATCACATCTACTACGGGGATTAGAAATATTCTATTTGGCGCAACGCTAAACTCTCAGGTCGTTCTAGAATCAAATGCGTTTTCCCTCCTTCCAAAGAGGGCATGGGCAAAGTCAGGCTACAGGGCACTGACTGCCGCAGGACAGACCACTGGTGGAGATGTAACTGAAACAGGCGCAATACCTGACACTAAAAAGCCAACTTTCGCAGAGGTAACAGTCTCGCCACACACAGTTGCAAGATCAACAAACATGTCCGAAATTGAAAGGCTCCTGGAGGGCAAAGATGATACTGCCAAGTGGGTGGACATCATCAACTTCACAGCTGCAGAATTCAAGAACACTTTGAACAGGAACATACTTGCAGACGCTGATGGCGCTGCAACAGATGGAACAATTATCACACCTCTTGATAGGATTATTGCATCAAAAGATGAACTTGATGGTACAGAACTCACAACTAACGAAGCAGACGTTTACGGCATTGATAGAGATGCCGGGGCAACATGGACCGATGCTCAAGTTTCCCACGGTGGATCATCTGGAACTGAAACAGACAGAACTCTCACACTTTCTATGATTGACGATGTAATTGCTGCATGTGAGCCATATTGGGACTCAAGCAAGAACAAAGTCATTTTGACAGGATACGATACCGCTGCAAGAATCAACAAGCTAGAAAGGCCAAAAGAAGTCTACACTCCTGACGCATATGTTGAGTTCAACGTTAATGGTATCAAGGTAAGAGGTAAGGAAGCCGGAATTCCAGTTGCAACTTTCAACGGAATACCTATCATTAGATCCAACAATGTTGTCAAAGATACCATTTCAAGGATTTACATTCTAGATCTAGACCATCTCTCACTTGAAAACTTGAAGCCAATCACATACATTGAAACATCCGATCCATTTATCCAAAACAAGTTTGGAACTGAAGGAGTCTTCTCCTGGATTGGAGAAATCTGGTGTGACAGATTTGCTGCACAGGGAAAGATTAGAGGATTAGCATAATCCTCTTTTTTATTTTTTAGAGGGGATTAGATGACAAAAGTGAGATATAACGGACCTGAAACATTTTACAGTTATGAAGGGGTATCGGGCCTTAGATACAGATTCAATGCTCCAGGTAGGGAAGCTGAAGTAAAAAATGAAGCAGATATCAAGATGTTCAAAGAAAAGGGAGGATTCACTGTAATAGACGGTGTTGATCTTGGAAACTTACCAAAGGCCAAACGTGGTACTCCACAGAAAGAGGAAAAGAAAGAGGAATGAGATAAATGGCATTTTCAAGCACGATAACAAGTTATGGCAAATCCGGTGACAAAATAGTCACAAAGGGGACATTTACTGCAAGTGGTAGCGAAACTGGAGGGGATATCAATACTGGACTTACAGTATGTGAGTTTATCACCCTAACACCAAGTGGATCCAGTGTTGCTGCTGATCAATGCACTGTAAATGAAACTTTCCCTTGTGATGGTAGTGCAGTGGCAATAGTCACGACTGCAGGCGTGGACGGATACTGGAGAGCAGAGGGTTATTAATCCCTTTTATTTTTTTGGAGGGATAAGATGAAGAAGATCACAATAACAATATTATTGGCCTTATTTTTGGCCGCAATGGTATCGCCAGCAATGGCAGCCATAAACATTTGCACCGTTAATTATGGCGGAGATTGCAACACCGCAAAGATCACTATCAACAGTGGCACAATCACAATAGATCTGGACGATGTAAAAGATTTCAACATATCCGTCCAGGGATATACCGCTGCAACACTTGACATCAATGCAACGCATTTCATAATTACAAGAGATGCAAATGTAACTAACACCAGATGGGACATAACGAACTCAAGTTATAACACACTTGGAAAACTCCTAACAGTTCTTGAAGCAAGAGAGGATATAACTATTGCACGATGGGACAATATCACAGAAGATGTGAATTGTGCAAGATTGAATGATGTTTCTGCCCAGGATGTCAATGGATCCACAATTTACACAGTTCTTGACACACAGCAAAACAGCTATACCACGACAAATTATCTAACGTTTGGCGCACTTGAAACAGCACTTGAAGCAACTTCAAACATGACTGTTGATTGGTCGAGCCAGATTGCAGAACAAAAGAAAGCAAGATTATCTACTAGCACATTAGATAATCAGACAATAACTTCCATCAAGGCAACTTCAGTGACACTCACTGCAGGGGGAACAGTTTCAGAAGTTCACAGCCCATATGTATCAATTTCTGGAACTATTGCAGATGTCCTATTTGGGATGCAGCTGTATGAATATCCAAAATGGGAAGTTGCATACTCTGATGGATCTAGTATGACCGTAATATGCGGCCCATAAATCAAGATTAGGGGGAATAATCGTGGACATGCCGCAAATAACGGAGGCGATAATGGAAATCCAAAAAAGCTTGGCTAAAATAGAAACTGATGTTTCATGGATAAAAAAGAACGCTACTACCCAAAAAGAAGATACCCAAAATCTTTGTGTTAGGGTAGATGATCTTGAAACTTGGCAGAATAAGGCAAGTGGCGCTTTGACTATCCTAGAGATTCTAATGGCCGGCCTTGGATTCACAGTGTTACTCAAAGTATTCGAGGTAATCTAATGAGAGCCTTCACAATAACTTATACCGGATCTAACGCAACATGCACAGCATACCTTGAAGGCGGCACCCTCTATTTAGTGGACTCTACTACAAGAACATTCCCTCTATCAAATGCAAATTATGATACGCTAACGGAGCTTATTGCTGCAATAAATTTACTTACAGGATATACTGCAACACTAATTGCAGCCGGCACAATTGCATCAACTGAATTAAATGAAATATCATCATCACATGCTGCAAATTTGAAATCCACTTTGTACACAATGACTTATGGCAATTATACAAGCCCTAAAAAAGTATGCGACTTCTTGAATGCAAGTGCAAATGATGTTCATTACTCCTGGCTTGATGAAGCAGATAACGACATTGAGAACTACACTGGAAAGAAGTTCAAAAGCACAACGATCACAAGCCAATCAATTGATGTCTCAAGGGAAAAGATTGCAACATGCAACAATTATGAAGCATATGCAGGCCTTAGAAGCAACGCTTACTACCTGGAAGATTATGCGCCCCTGGTGACACTTTCGGCATTAACAATCGATGGCATCACAGTTACGCCATCTTATACAATACTAGATTATAATAAGATCATACTGACCTCAAATGCCGAAACAACTGTTTTTATCCCAGGTAAAAGCAAAATGACAGTTACCCTCTCTTATGGGTATGCGGTGGATTCAACAGAAGGAAAGTTGGCATCAGAATACTCCACACTTTTTGTTGCACAAAAATATTCCCAAGCATCATTTTCTGAAGAGAAATCAAAAGGAAGTGCTGCAACAAGACATCACGCTGGGTCTGTTTATGATGTAAGTATGGAATTTAGCGAAGAGAAGAAAACTGAACGTGAGTGGTCCCGCAGGATGCAAGATATCAAGAAAGCGCTTGGTGGAAAGATGGGGTACGTGTTCACATGACTTTTGGCCCAATAGCATTTTTAACAAATGTTGAAAGGATCTTTGCAGCATATAGTGGCCTAACAGTAGTAAAAACTTGGAGTAGGCCCACAAAGCTCACGACTGCAGTTGGATCACTTGAAGTCAATATTGATCTAATTGCTGCAAGTGTGGATTCAGTTTCTTTGAGCCAGCCCCACAAAAAAACTTCATTTTATGTTAGATTCACAATATTTGAAGAACAGACAACTTCAACGTCCCAGATAGATACAATCTATCAGGGAATAATAGCTGCAGTTGCAGCTAATCCACGATTATTGGATAGTAACGGTGCTGCAACATGCGATTATTTTGGTACTTTTAATGGCAGAGAAATCAGTTGGGATTTAGCCGCAACTGAAAGAAATGGTATCTCTGTTAATGCAATGAAAATAGACGTGCCTTGTGAGGTACGAGATACTTAGGTGAAAATTATGGTATATACAAAAGGAGACGTTTTTGTAAAAAAAGAAAGCTCTTGGGGGACTGGTGTTGATCCAACAGCGCCAACTACGGCGGCGATTGAACTATTAGGATTAGATTCAGAATACGAATATGGCTTTGAAAATCAGATCACTGCTGTAAATCCGGCAGCAATGGCATATCCTTCAGAGATATCATATCACACTGCAAAAGCAAGAGGTAAGATAAACTTTGTCTACAACGGCGCATTGCCGTTTGCAATTATAATGGGATCAATTGCTGCAAAGGATCCAGTTGAAGTATCGGCGCCTTATACATGGACAATAACACAATCTGGAACTCCATTGCCCTTCACAGCATCATGTATGATGAAGGGAACAAACGATAAACTGACACAGATCCTCGGATGCTATGCAAAAAGCCTATCGTTCAAGATGGGATTAAATGAGCCAATATCAGGATCACTTGATATTATCGGAAAGGATTTAGATCTAAACGATCCCTTCACAGCACCAACAACAGTCACGATTGATGATGCAACAGCATGGAAGCCCCATGAGTTTTCATATTCGATAGGGGCCATAAGTGCGATTGATTATATCACAGACCTTGAATTCACAATAGCAAGAAGTATTGAGCTTGGTCACGGTCTTGCTGCAAGATCGCCTTCAACAGCATATTCTGGTAAGTTTGAGCCAATAAATGGATCAATATCATGTTACATCCCAGACAAATCAACAGCAAATGAAATTGAGCAGCTAGTACTTGGAGGCACATCAACAAATGAAGCTCTTCTTCCAAAAGATATTGTTATTGACAAAGGCTATGCTGACACTACAGCAGACACCGCAAAGATCACATTATCAAATGCAGTATTTGGAGATTATAGTGCATTATTCCCGCTTGACACAAAGATGACCTACAAATTTGGATTCTCAGCAACACATGCAACAGTATTATGGGAGGCCCCTTCAACAGTTTCTGCAAGTGGATGGTGATTGAATCGCAATAATTGAGAAATCATACTTCCTCCATGAAAGGGATGAAAAAGGAGAACTAAAGGCCTTACTTGTTGAGATAGAGCCTGGAAAAGAAGTCAAGATCATACCAATACCAGAGGGAGAGATAGCACAGTTATCTGACCCAATAAAGGGGTATGAGGTACTATCGGCGCATATTGTTGAGCCTAAACTTTCCCCTGATGAAATCAAAAAGTTTGGTAAGACAAAGGCAATTGCACTGTTAGTCCAAAAACTTTTGGATGTTAGTGATATAAAAGAATCCTTTCGTCCCGAATCTGGAAGCAAGGGCAAGACTCCTTGAGGAGCAGGTATTGCATCAGCTTGGGTATAAAGTATGGGAAATACCGAAACTAACGATCTTGGAAAAAAGAAGATTGGTGAGGGGATACGTTCTGTATCAAAATCCTACGGAGGATACCCAGGAAGAAAAGCGAATCCAGGCGGAAGACCTAATCAAAAGGAGGAAAGAGCATCATGGCAGAACAAAACGTCAAGATAACAGTAACGGCTGAAGATCGTGCATCCGGGCCAATAAAAAATGTCCAGAGTTCATTAGGCGGCCTTGAAAAAGCAGGTGGCGCAGTCGGCGGGGCAATGTATTCTATGGGCCATGCAGCGGAAGTTGCAATGGGTACTTTGGCAACGGCAGTCATAACACATGGTGTCGCTGCAATACAGAACTTGAGCCGTGAAATGGTGCAGCTTTCCATTGAACAATCAAAATTCCAATCACAGACACAAAATCTTTTGAATAATGTTGGGATGCAATCATATTCAAAGCAAGTTGAAAACGTAATTGATTTACATTCTGATCTAACTTCTTTTGACGATAATTCTGTGAGAAAGAGTTTCAATAATATAATGCTTGCAACAAAAGATTATGATAGATCACTCAAGTTGTTATCTGCAGCTGAGGATTATGCAGCTGCAAGAGGTATTGATCTTGAAGCCGCAACAAATCAAATTCTCAGTGCAATGGAAGGCACAACCCTCACACTTGAGAAAGCTGGTGTTGAAATTGATTCTGTTGGATTCAAATCAATGACAGCAGCTCAGAAAATGGACTACCTCGCCAAGCAGATGGAAAAATCTTTTGGCGGCAGTGCAGAGGCTCTAAGGAACTCAACTGCAGGGATATTTGCAAATTTTGAGAATCAGGTCCAGAATCTAAAAACACTTTTTGGGGAAGAATTGACCGGCGTGATAGGTCCAGCATTAGAGAATATTGCAGGCAAGATTTCAGAAATGATAAAATCTGGAGAAATACAACCGTTAGTTGACTCATTTGGAAATTTATTGCAGCATGCAATGGGTGTGGGCGATGCAATAGGTGGTATCACAATGAAACTGATGGGAGTAACATCTTCTGAAGAAGCAATCACAAAACTTGCCGATGCTTTTGACAGAGTATCATATATTTTGGGTATAATTGAAGATGCGCTTTCTAGGATCAGTGTTCTTGTCAAAAATCTGCATCTAGATAAAGTCATAGATTTTGGAATTAGGGCTACAAGTCCAGGCGGTGTGGCTCTTTGGGATTATGCAGGTCAGCAGGTGCAATATGAAAAAGCTGGGGCATATACACCATACGAAGC